AGTTCGTACCTTCTTGGCAGTTATCTACATCATTTCCAGCCACATTGTTAAACAACACATTGTTGAACGCATAAGTAACCCCGCTGGAGCCGATGGAGGAATTCTGATTAAGCCACAGCTTTGTGGTCCCACCTGAAGTCACGCCTGTGATAACAATATTGTAAAACAGGCCCAGCGTTCCACTTGCGGGCCCGGTCTGCTGAATAGCGTTCTGGTGGCACGCCCCGGCGAAGCACACGACAACATTCCCGATCCACATATCATGGACTATCGTTTGCGAGCCTTCAGCCCCGTTGGTTACATAGTTAATAACTCCCCATCCTACTTCCTTCCAGTCACCTGAGTAAGCGTTCAACATATCTTTGGAAGTGTCGGAGCCATCAACTATGTTAAACCAGGCGGACGCAAGGCCGTTTCCACCGCAGCAACTGCTGGACGTGAACGCTGATTCGTTGTCCCACAGCCCAGACGTGGAAGCATGGGACCAGCTATGTGCGTAGTTACGAGTGAAAATGTTGTTGTTCCCGTAGGAGCGAACGTAAGCCGCCCCAACGCTCGTGGAATTGCAATTAGGGGCGGAACTCGTGTCGGTGCAGTATTGGTAAAGCCCCGTGAATTCAATGTCGTCAACGATGTTGTAACCCATCGGCGAACCCGTTCCATCCGTCCAGAAGCCGTTACTTCCTAATGTAGACGAGCAAGGCGCTGCCCCACAGGTAAACACAGGCCGCGTCCATCCCGACGAAGGCCATCCCGGATCAATGCCGGTGTAAACCGGATGGCTGCTAGTGCCATAAAGCAGCCACTGCATCCCAAGATCCGTTCCAACCCAGATATCGCCGCCGCGCAGAATAAAGCCGGTCCCGGCAGCCGAGGTGGGAGAGCCGTAAGACAACGCAGCGCAGTTGTTCGTGCAGCTCGGCATTTCAGGCAAATGCGCCCAGGGGTGTGCTTCATCCGTTCCAGTGTTCGTATCCGCACCCAGCGACTTCGAGGCGTAGTAGCAACTCGTGATCCCGAGACTGGACAGTGTAACCAATGAACCGTTCGGATTGGCAGGGTTGATGTAGCTCGCACTCGACGGGCAAGTTCCTCCCGCACCAAAGGCCAGCGCCGAACTAAGCAACAACGCGATGATTAGATAGCGTTTCATTGTGGCATGCTTCCACTTGTGTGCGTCTGCTCCGTGCCGTCGTAGGAGTCGGAGCCGGTGTTGACGCAGTTGTCCACGTAGTAAGTCGTGGCCCAGGCCGGCAGGCTCAAGCAGCACAGCGCGAGGATGAGAAGAAGACGTTTCATTAGTTCACCACCCAGTAGTTGAAGCACTGGTAGTTAGTGTTGTAGGTTCCAAGGTTGGCGACAAAATAGCCCGCCGCTTGACTTGCTAACCGAACAAGCGTCAGTTCCGTGTCAGCGGTCGTGTTGCAAGTCACCCCTGCGATAGTTGCCGCCGAACTTGGCTGGATAAAGATTTCGTCGGCGGTACCGAGCACCGCTGTGGTATTGACCTGACACGTTCCGGTTGAGGCGTCTGGATGGCAGGCAAATTGACCCGCTGGCGCTGCACTGCAAGCTACGACGGAAGGATTCGCCGCGGAGCCCGCCGCCGCGCAGTTGGTAGTTGTGGCATTTGTCGTCGCTTTTAGCGTGGTGAAGGCTCCCGCTGCCGGAGTCGTGCCGCCAATCGCCGGAGGCGAGGCAAGATATGTCGAGAAGCCAGGGCCGGAAACTGTCGAACTCGCAGCTAGGGTTGTGAACGCACCTGCTGCCGGAGTAGAGCCGCCGATGGCGGGCGGCGCGGCGTAGTTTTGCGTGGCGAACGTGCCTAGCCCATTAGAGCCGGCTGCCAGCGTCCCGACGTGCGATTTATCTAATGGAAAGCCAAAGCCTGCGTCGGAGACCAGCGTTCCAGTCGTGTTATTCCACAACACAATATTATTCACCGTGCTGCTACCAGGTCCGCTAACCGTGCCGCCGCTCCCGACCGGCCATGCCGTAATACAGGATGAAGGTGTGAGGCAGAATTGAGTCGCCGTGAATGTCCCGCTATAACTTCCAGTGGTTCCGTTCCCTACCGCCAAACTGACGGGCGCAAGCCTTGAAATGCCACTATCCGCCGTGCCAACAGTTGGCCCGTCGAAGGGTATGACTTGAGTTTCAGTGAGATCGCCTGTGAGTCCCGCCCAGGTTCCGCCCCCACCTCCCGGCGTTCCGTACCCGCTCCCGTCCGCTTTGACGTAGGAGCCAGCGCCGGCTCCCGTGAGCGTGATAGATAATCCGCTCGCCAGTGTCAGGCCACTCGGCCCCAGCGTCATCCCCGCCGCTTCCGTCTGCGGCGTGCTCCCCGAGGAGCCAGCGGCAGATACGAGCCACTGACAGACTCCGGGGGTCCCGGCGCCAGTGCCGCGTCCGCATCCGAACTGTGAGTTGGTTGCATTCTGGTCCGTGCCAAAAGGCGTTGCGGATTCAAGAATGCCGCCAAACTCCAGATGGAAGTCGTCAATCGCGGGCGTGCTACGCGCGCCGATAAAGACATCAGTACAGAAACTTCCGCCCGCGGCTCTGCAACTCCAGACCAACGGATAAGTGCCAAGGTTTCGTTGAAATGGTCCCACGTAGCTTTTCGCACCGCCTGCATACGGACCGCCGGATCCAGTTGGATCATAGTTCCAATTCCTGTAATAACGGTTTCCACCGATGCCAACCCGCTGCACAAGTGAAACATCCCAGTCCAAAGGCGTGTTCGCTTGCACATAGCCGTTAGTGCTTGTGTCCAGCCAATCGCTCCGCGTGACCAGCAACCCCTTAATAGTAGAACCAGGGAGCGGGGTCCAGTTGACTAGCTCGCCATCCACGGTAACATTTTCTATCGTGCCGGAGCCCTTAATAGCGTCATCGTTCACTGCAACTAGAGTCATCCCCCCAGAGGTAACCGTGCCGCCGTTCCAGCCCGGCTCGACAAGGAAAGCGCTGGTGGAATCAGGCGACGGACAAGCCACATGGGAGAAGTACGTAGTAAGTCCAGCGGAGAAATTGATGACGGTTGCGCTGTTGCTGGTGACTATCCCGTAACACCCGTTACTCGTTCCAGAATCAATTGCTACCCTCATCCCATTGAAGGAGTTGGTTGTCCAATTTGCATCGGCGACGGGCGATGCGGTTGGAGTGAAGACGGCAGAACTGGTTCCACCAACCCAAGCGTGCGTTCCGTCCGGGCTGCCGCTGATGGCGGTGGTCAACATCGTGGTCGCTTCAGCAACTGGTGCAGCGGAAGGGACATAGATTGCTCCGCTCGTGCCACCGACCCAGTTATGGCTAGCGTCAGGCGCTCCGGTCAAGGTCGCGAGATTCATGTTGTTGGTGCCGATGCCTGATCCCGCTGGACCATGCGAGCCTGTACTCGCCTGGGTTACCGTCTCTCCATACTGAAACAACGTGCTGCCGCTTAGCGCTCCCGCGATGGTGTAATGCGAAGCGACCGTGCCAACCAGAGTCGAGGTTGCGCCTGAGCTGGTTTGAGTAAGGACTTCGGTAGGGACAAAGATGTTGTAGGCCACCGAACCGGAAACGTCTTCATAGGTATCCGTGATACTAGTAGCGGAACCGCTACTGGCTATGAGTTCATGTCCCGGCTTACCGATTCCACTAAAAGGGGCACCAGAACCACCGTCAACCGTGACTTGATAGAGAACGCCGTCACCCGCAACATTGCTCCCCTCAACCATCCAGCCAACAGGTAAGCTCGTGCCTGGAGTTGGATACCACGCCGCTGTCGTTCCATTGCTGTTCGTGATCGAAGTACATCCCCAGCAAAGCAGCCGATCTTCGGCACGAACATTCTCCATCGTGCATAAACCTTGCGCGTTATAACACTGAAAGTCGGCTCCGGTTTGCGTGGTGGCAAGGTTGGCAGCAGCATTCGAACATTCAAAGGTCGTGCCGTTGATGTCGATATAGCCGCCGCCGTAATCAGCGAAGCCGCCAGCGGGACAGTCCTGCATGTCGCCACCCGCCCAGCCGATGGCAAGCGCATTCTGCGCGAGATGCGCCGCCGTTCCAACCTGCCACACTGCCGTGGAGAACCCGATGCCTTCGCAATCGTGGCAATAGACGTTGCTGCCTTGTGCATTTCCGCCGCTCTTGGCGAGCTGGAGGCCGACAGCCGTGTTGTTCCCGCCACCGAAGGTGACGCCGTAAAAGTCTAGAAACTGGATCGTCGTGCCGTGTGGTGTTGTAACGCTGTCCCAGTCAATGTCGAGCATCGGGCCGGTGGACCCTCCACCTTCGATGAAAGTACAGTTATCGAATCGACCATAAGACATGGACTCGGCATCTATCAGTCGGAGGTTAGCGCCGTCCTGCTGAATTCCACCCGCCGAACCGCAGTCCACTACAAAGCGCGATCCTTGGTTCCCGTTGACGTTGTACCACTGCGTTTCCGAGGTAACGTGATAGATGCCGTGAGAGAGGTCGAGCGTCTTGTTGTACTGCGCGCCGTTGTTGTTGAAGGCGTAGGCGACCGCAGCATTGATAGCTCCGGAATTGTCGGAGGCCGCCGCCGATCCGCCAACCCATTCGGGATAAACGCGATTGATGACCGCGTTGTTGGCGAGACTTAAAGTTCCGTTGGTCCCGGTGCAGTTGTAGCAAATCTGATGGAAGTCGGGATCGACGATTGCGCCGGCAACGTAAATCGTGGTGGAGACAGGGCGAAGTCCGATCAAATTATAGACAAGATTTTCAGGAACGGTGGAGATGTTTTGGGTCGCGGACAGCACGCCCGCTGAACCATTGAGGATATCTTCGGCACAGAGAAAGCCGGAGGCAGTTTGCTGGTTGTTGCCATATCCGGCCCCGGCAGAACACGTCTGTGAAGTGTCCCAACTGCCGCCGTAGCCAATCAATAAATCGTGGGCAAGGAAAGTTCCCGTCCCAGAACTCATCGGGTTCTGCGGAGCGTTGCTGGTCGCTCCAATCCCGTCCACCCCCACGACTGGCCCTAGACCAGAATATTGCCGGATGAGCACTTGTGCATTCTGCATCGTGCCGTTGGCTGTCTCGGTGAGCGTGCAGGTTCCGCCAATCACGCTCGATGCTACCCAGGCCGAGCTATTACGCGGCTGGCCGGGCGTCGATTGCTGTACCTCGTGGTAGACGTTTCCGCAGTTATCCCTCACGTCGGTGGTCGAAAGCGACCAACCGGGATAAATCTCGATCAAAGCGACGGCCGTGTTGCCGGTGATCAGCGCCAGCGTGGTACTGCCGTTGGTCGCGTTCGCAGTCGTACAAGTTACTTGACTGCTGTTGCACTCCGCCCCAGTTTTGTTCACCAGCACGCCGTTACCTGGAGGCGTGGTGTTGACGATCGAGCCCATCGCTCCGCCCGCCGAAAAGTCCAGCGTTACATTGGCCGGGAACCGGCCAAAGCTCATTTTGTAAATGCCGGAGCTTGCCACCGGAAACTGAATCGTCGCAGGAGTCGATCCGATAGCGGTCACCAATGCTCTGACGTTGGCGATGTTGTCGGTGGAGTTGTCGTCTACAAAGCCGTGATCGCGGACATCGTAGATCGGTTTGACTTGTGGCGCCGGCAGCGTGGTAGGCGAAGTGGAAGCTAGGACTGAACCGGCGGCGACGTTGGCAATGCCTTGGAACGCGCTTCCCGTATTGTTACTGGCATTTATTTGATTGACTCCTGCGGGCGATGCTCCGCCGCCGCCGCCGCTTCCTCCAATCGTGACCGTGTACGGCCCAAAGCAACTAGCTGAATTCTGGATGCAGACGGTGTAATCGTACTTTCCCGCGGGTGCCCAGAAGCCGATATTGCCTTGCGCGTCGCCCATGCTCTGGCAGGCAGAGGGCTGCGGATCGGGAGTATTTTGCGCTCCGTTCGGGCAGGCCGCGCCCGTGCTCGTGAAAGTAGTTGCATAGTTCGTACAGGGAACTTGATTCGCGGGAGAGTTGCAGACCGCTAGGACGGGAGAATTCGGCGGCGTGTTGGCGATCAGATACGGGATCGCGGTCGAGGAAGAAACGGACGGAAAAGAAGTAGAAAATCTTACGTTTTGACTGAGCGCGAACGGCGCGAGTAAAACGATCAGGGCGAGAACGCGAAAGAATTTCATTTAATTGCTCAGCACCGGGGTCACGGAAAGATAGGTCGCTTCTGCTGGCGAGAAAGTGAAAGGCGAGGGATTCACAGTCACATACTGCGCGGCATTGCACTGCACTTGTAGAGTGAAGGTTGGAGTGGCGCCGGCCGCGTAGGTGTTCGTCGAGATTTCCGATCCCGAGAGCGCCATATAGCCAAAGCCGTTGGAATTCTGCCCGGAGAGCGCGAAGGCTTTCGCGTTGGTAGTGTCGATGACTTCCGCCGCACACGCATTGTTGGCCGCCGAAAACCAGGCACCATAGCGAATGTCGGCGCGGTAGGTCCCAGGCCCGCTTGGGAAGGTCACGGTTTCAGTCAGAACGATGGTCTGGGTAGTCGAGACGAGCGTCACCTGGGAGGCGAGTTCAACCCTTTGCGGCGGGTTGAAAGCGGCATTACAGCCTGTTGTGGTAGCTCCGCCGTTCGTGTCGGTACAGAAAACCACTCCCGGAGTGACCGAGGTCGTCCCCGCGGCTAAGAGTTTCGTATCCCCGCCCGATCCGCCGCCCTGGACCCCGACTTGCGGAACCGAGCCGCCGACTTCCAAAGTGGTAACGGCAGCCGTGTTGGGCGCGGTCGAGCCGATCGTGCCCGGGCTGGCCCAGTCATAGCCCTCGAGCGAATTGGCGTTGAGATTCGTGACTTCGGTCTGGGAAGCCACTACAAGCGGCGGAGTTCCGGTCGCCACGGTACTGGTTAGCTGGGAAACGACGCTTGTAGGCCCGTTTCCGGTCACGCACGGGCCTACTGCGGTAGCATTCGTGCCGTCGTAGACCATCTCGAGGGTAGTGACCTGATTGGGGGCCGAACCGATGACGCAGCCGCCTACCGAATTCGCCGGCCAGGAGAAAGTTCGCCCCCCGACCGCATCCTGAATAATCTGAAAGAAGATCTCGGCCGGCGGGGTGATGCCGACGAAGGTCAGTGGCTGGGCGGAGGCGTTCCCGGTCAAAGTGAGAATAAATAGCTGATTTTCGGCGGCAACGGGGAAATTGGGGGTGGCGGAGTAGGTGATCACCGTGGTGGCGTTGGTCGACCCGCCGCCGCCGATGCCGTCGACGGTGTAAACGGTGGTCCCAGAAGCGCAGTTCAAGCCGCCGGCGCTCTTGATCACATAGCGATATGCTTCGCCCGCCGCAATCCACACCGACGCTGTTCCGCCAGCTGAGAGGATCACCGGGTTAGCATTCAGGGTTGCTCCGCTGAAATCCGTGTAGGTCGACAGTGGCGTCGTCGAGGCGATTTCGTAGGTAAAAACGCAGCCGAAGGCGTTCGGTTGGCCGTTTTGCAGGTAGGAAACAAACTGCGGCCAGGGGGACACGACTACGGCGGTCTGGGCCTGGGCGAAGGATGCGCAAAAGATTGCACACAGCACGAAAAATAGAGCGTGGAGGCGGTTGGTCATTTTTCGGTCAATCATGGGTGTAGCCCAAACGTGCTATTGCAACTAGTGGTAGTAACCGCTAGTCTGTGAGACGTGAAATGTCCTCATTGCCATTACCAGTGGACGCCGCGCAAATCCTCCCCCAAAGCTTGCCCACGTTGTAAAAGTCGGTTGGACTACAAGCCCAAAGGAGAGAAGTCATGAAAAGTTTGCTAGTCGGTTGTCTGTGCATCATCGCTTGGAGTAGCGCATTGGCTACCTCTTACTCAACAGCCAAACTTAAAACAAACTGCGATGCCTATGTCATCGCCGACGCAGGCGGCGCGCTCAACCCTGACGAGATTGGCTTCTGTATTGGATACGTGATTGCTTTCACCGAAACGGCACAAGGGACCACCGTTCAAGATACTGGCACGATCTCGGAATTCCACTGGGCAGACGGCGTGAGCGCAGATCAAGTCATTCGCGTATTTCTAAAATACGTAAACAATCACCCAGAAGTTCTGAACAAAGGGGCGATTACCTCACTCATCCTTGCCACCGGCGAAGTGGGATTGTGGACATCGACCCCTGTGGCAAAGCCAATCGTGGCAAAAGAGCAGTAGTAGGGTAAATCATGTTCATAACTCTCACCCGCAAGCCACAAATCGATGACATCGACCCCAAGACCGGCAAGCTGAGATTCGCAAATTACGCCGAGTATGAGGAAGTCAAAGACGAATGGCTCATCGAAGAAGCTATTCGCAGATTTGAAGCCTTACACCCAGCAGAAGAATAGCCCTCCCCCACTCACTTCCCCTGCGCGTTCTTTAGCGACTGCTGCAAAATATCCGTGAGATCATCCATCCCCGCCGCACTCTTCGGAATCACTTCGCCCGCTGCGTTCTGCATCGTCGCCGTTTTCACTGGCACTCCGTTTTTCCGCACAAGCGGACTTGAGTTGCGGATTGCCGCTGTCCATGCCCGCCCTTTTGAATCTGCGCCCTCGAATGCAGCGACCTGATCAGGAGTTACTTCACCGTGCGTATAAGTCTGCCCATTGTTCGTGATCGCGGTAAATTCCTGCGCGGCTGGATCGTACTTGTAGCCCTTGATGACGCTCGACTGTACTGGAGTAAACCCCTCCGGCAATTTCCCGGCGGCGATGGCTTGCGCGGCAGGCTGATTGCGCAGCGATACTCCGGGCTGTAAAGGCTTTCCGCCGAGCGCAGTTTCAAGCGCCTGCTGCACTTCGGCTGGCTTCGCCATTGGTGCGGACGGCTTCGCGACGATAACGTCGGAAAATTCAGGACGTCCGGTAGCAGGATCAATCTCAATCGTGCGCGGCGACGGCGCAGTGGGCTTCGGAGTGGCGGAAGGTCCTGACGGAGATGTACTCGGCTCTTCTCCCGGCACTGGTTCTTCGCCCGCGCCCCCCACTCGCCTGAGCCACGGCAGGAATTCAGCACCGGGGGGAATCAATTTTCCTACATAGGGGATCTGCCTTGCCTGGGAGATCGCGGCGCTCGCTACTGCATTCGAGATGATCGGATGTTTCGCGGCAAGTTGCGCAACCGGACGAATCGCAGCACTCGCAAGCGCCCCAACTTCAGGGCCAAGGGCCGGAATGCCTATTCCGGCCCCCAAAATTGCTCCCGTACCAAGGGCCTGCGCTTTAAGCCCGGCATCCACGGCACTCTTCGGTGCCATCTGCCCCGAGGCTTCAAAGCCCGTGGTAGTGCTCGGAATTTCAGCTTCTTCTTCGGGCCGGGAAACTGACCTGCCTCCGTACTTGGCCGCAAGCGCGGCAAGATCCGTTCCCGGTGGCATCGCGGGAGTTCCACCGTATTTTGCCGCCAATGCGCTGAGATCAGGCATTACGGAATCCCGGCCTCTTTCTTGAAGGCATCGGCTGATTTCTGGTCAGGGAAGGTGAAGCCAGCCACGGTAACGCCCCCCCCGCCCGACTGCGCCTGATTTCGCGCCATCGGAGCCATCTGCACTGGCTGGAACTTCGAGCCGTAAGTCTGATTGATCGTGCTCAAGGTGTTCTGGTATTTCGTCTGCGAGCCTTCCGCCATGATCCTCTGCATGTCGCCCATATCGTTCAGCACGGAATCGGGGATCGATTTGCCGCTGAGAGCTTTTCCGATGTGACCTTCGAGGGCTTGCAGATAGGAACCGCCGCCGTAATTCTGAATCTCGGCCATGTTGATGCGGTGGATGCCTTGAGCCGTCACCACCTGCAACGCGCCTTCCTCAGGGAGCAACTGGTAGGAAACCACATTGCCTTTCTTCGCGTCGTCCATGATGGCCTGCAACCGCTGGCTGACTGACTGCGCCTGGGCGTAATCTTCCCCGGCCTTCGTCGCGGCTGCAGTGGCGGGTGCGACCAGATGCGGAGGAACCATCGCGAGAGCGGCGTTCGAGCCCCGCGCAATTTGGGCTTCGATGTTGGCGCGGGCTATGCCTTCGGCGGTGGCAACGGCAACCTTTCCCGCCTGAATTTGCGGATTGGTCGCTACAGCAACATCTTGTTGAACTTTCTGCTGGGTTGCTGGCGAGAGTCCTCCACCGGCCGGAATTACGTTCTGCTGTTCCACTTGGCTATGAGCAATTTGCCCCGGCCCTTCATTCTTTTGCTTCACATCGTCAATCACATCTTTTTCGAGCATCAGCGAGTGATTCAAGATTTGCAGTTGCGCCGGGCCGGGATACTGCGGAGGAAGGGACTGTGCGTATTTCGCCATCGTTGGATCGCGCCGCAAGGCATTGACCGCAAGTGAATACTGCGCCGCCTGATCCTCGGGAGGCGCTTCAAGTACGGCCTGCAAGCCTTGCGATATTTGCTTATTGGCGTCGGCGTGCGCGTCGAGTGTGGCCTTGTCCGCTCCTGCAACATCTTTCCGCATTTCGGTGTACTGCTTGAGGAATCCCATCTGCCCCTGAGCGGAAATCCCATATTTCGGGTCTTGAATGCGGTCGAGCAAAGAAGAAAGGCGGTCACCCGAATTTGTCGGCGCGGGAGTCTCGGAAGTCGGCGCGCTCGCGGCGGGCGTCGAAGATTGAGCAGGAGCAGGCGCTGTGCCAGATTGACCGGGAGCGGTCGGCTGCTGAAGCGCCATCACATCGGAAAATTCCGGCGCGCCGGTCGCAGGATTTCTAACCACAGTGCGCGGGGGAGCGGTTGACGGTGCGGAAGGCGACGCGCTTGCGCCTCCGGTTGATGCGCCTGGCTGGCGAAAGGTATCGCTAAGAACCTGCGCGAATCCTTGCCGGTCCTTAAGATCGAGCTGCTGTTGCTGGAGAGCGATGTTCTGTTGCTGAAGGGTTTGCTGCTGCCCCTTGAGTTGCCCCGGAAACATCGCACCCTGCTGCTGCATCCGCTGCTGTTCCGCCGCCTGCTGCTGCTGCATGAGCGCGGTCTGCTGTTTCAGCGCGCCGATGCGGGCGTACTCCGCCATGGCGTTCTGCGGCATCTGCGCGATTTCCGCGGAATCTTGAAAGACGTTGGGTGCTGGTATGGTTCCCATAGAAGTTACGCTATCTTTGGTTCGTCAATTTCGCCCGAGCAGATGCGACACTTGCAATCATCACCGTGCGCGCGGTAAGCCGCTTGCTGCCGGAGTTGCTGAAAGGCCGGAATCACATAGGCTTCCCAGAGTTCACGATGTTTCGTTGTATCCCACCAGTCTTCGGGCCAGAGCCCATCTATCGCATACTCGTTCTTGCCTTCCGCATTCAAAACTGAAATTACGAGTCGAGTGTCAGCCATAGCCTTTGATCTCCTAGTAAATCTCGTTCTCAAAACCGCTACTCGAGCTGTTGGGCAAACCGCCGCCCCCGCCGCCGCCGAAGCTAGGCATACTGAGCCCCATGCCCCCCAACATAGAGCCGACTCCGCCCGCGAACTGGCCCCAACCCGCCGCTGAGCCGAGCGTGCCTTGTGCTCTGGCCGCCGCCGCATTGTTGAGCTGCAATGCCTGCTGCTGGCCGCCGGTCAAGTCGATGTTCGCCAGATTCTGCGCCCCGGCCTGCCCGAGTTGACCCATTTGTCCGGTGGAGGTCAGACCGGCATTCGTCCCGCCCATGAGCGACTGATAGTTCGACATGTACTGCTGCAAGGCGTTGTTATAGGTCGATTGATAAGCAGACTGTCCGAGGCCCTGGCCGTATTTCTGCAAGGCCGTCCCCTGCGTCCCGGACATGAGGTTGCCGGTCGCCGCGCCGCCCGCATTGAGTGCCTGGGTGCCTTGGTTGAGTTGGAACTGATAACCGGGAGTCTGCTGCGCTTGCTGAAGTGTGGGGGCCTGGAAGCCCTTTTGCAGCAGCGCTTGCAGTCCCGCCGCCGACGTTGAGCCGAGCTGCTGATAAGGCTGTTCGGCTGCCTGATTCGCCGCCGTCGCGGTGGCCTGCGAGCCCTGCGCTGCCTGCTGGTTTTTGAGTTCGAGCGCTTGCGCCTGCTGCGCGCCTTGCGCGAGTTGGCCGGAGGCGGTTCCAGCCGCGTTCGCCCCAAGCACCCCCCCGACCATCTGTCCGATGAAGCCCATAAATTATGCCTTGGAGATTCCTAAGAGTAGTTGGTGATGAAGCCGAGAATTTTTCAGAGAACTGTGCCGATTCACCCCGTAGGCCGTCATCCCGGCCCGCAACGCGCAGTGAATCGCCGCCTCATTCCAGAGCGGGACCGAGCCCGTGATCCTCAGGCATGGCGTTTTCGCCCACAGCCACTGAAAGACTTCCCGGAGAGCCCGCGCCCCCGTTCCCCACGAGGCAGGCAACATGCAGATATGCACTTGCCAGCACACGGAATTCTCCGGGAAAAATACGAACATGCCGCGCAAAATATCTCCGTCAAAAGCGAGCACGTACCAGACGCCTTCATGCAGAACCGGGGTCCACTTCTCCGGGTCGCCGGCCAGATCGTCACCGATCCCTGGCCAAACTTTGGGATGGGTGGCGATGGCGCGGATCTGCTTCGCGTCTGCGGTGCGCTCGAACATCATCCAACTTTCCACCAGCGAGTACCATCGCTTTTTATCTTCATAAAACTGCCGGGAGTCCCCGGAGCTCCGGTCAAGGTGAAGGGTCCGCCTTCGACGCCCTTCAAGGTGAACGTGTTCCCGTCCGCTGAAGTTTTCGTGTAGGTGATCTCCTTGCACTGGGCCGATTGCCCGGTGGCCGGATTGAGGCCTGCTGGCGGTGGCGTCTCTTCCTCATCACCCTTCGAAGTGTCCACCAAATTATGCGGCTGCAAGCCATGCGAGATTAAAAGCCACTGGTAATCAGTCGGGGAAAGGCTTGACCCCATGGTGGTCGGTGGCGGCGGGAGAATTTGCTTGGTGGGCATCAGTTATAATCCGAAGCTATGCCGATGGATTTTCCAAATCTCGATTCACTAAAACAGGCCGCCGAGGTTCATCGATTCCGGCAACCACTCGCTGACGAACCAGAAGAGGATTACAGACGTGCCCTTGCCGATCACGTCGCCCCAATCGATTTCGTGGAGTCCCAAGAAATCCGAACATCAAGAGGTTGGGATCGATGGAACCTTGGCGACACAGCCGATTTATTGACACGCTCATTTGACGAGCCGAAACGACGAAAGACAATCATCATTCGCTAGGCCATCTGCGGTTCCGCCTCTAAATAAGCGTCGGCGAATCTCCATGGGCAGGCATCCGACCACGATACTTCCCAAACTCGCTTGCGCGCCCGGCCCAGCATGCGCATAATGACGCGCGTGTCATAGCCGCCTTGCGCTCCCACGCTCAGGGTGTAGGTATTCGACCAGGTTTTTCCGCCGTCGTTTGACCAGCGGAGCATCACTTGCGGAGGGCGAGGCTGGCCGTCGCCGTCAAGCAATGGCGGCTGCGCGCCCAAACCTACTTCCACATCAAGTTCGATCTGTTTGAAATAAATCCACTTGTTTTCGTCGGAGATGGTCGGCGATCGGCGGTAGCCGCGGATGGCGTTGCCGAAGTCGTCGTAAAACAAACTCGAAAGCTCATAGACCGTTCCCGTAGCCCAGTCGCCGACAAGATGCTTCTCAAAATTGAAGGTATGGCACATGGCACGATCCGCGGTGTAAGTTCCCGTGACTGAATTGTAGAAACCGCGCTTGCCCCAATATCCGGTGGAAAGGTCGTAAGCCCAAGTCGCACCCGCCCCGCCGTTCGCACTCGGAAAATTAAGCACCCAAAACGAGTGACCGTATTCCTGATAACTCCAGCCCACCGCGTCGGACGTGACCCCGTATTGCTGCCAAGCTAGCTCGGTTGCGTGGGTGGAGATTCTTTGCGCGTTGTAGCCTTGCGAACGGTTGGCGATCAAAGCGCCGCGGTCATCTTGTGAAAGCCAAAACACACTGGGATCGATCTGCACCGTGGCGAAGGCCGCGCCCGAGCCAGTCTCAATAAACGCCCCCTGAATCGGAATGAAGACAGGGAATCCAGCCCCGGAGTTGTAATAGACGACCGCTTTTTTGGCCGAGAAGAAAACAATGGTGCGGTGGTCACAGATCATGGACGTGATGTTGTCCGGGAAGTAGGAAATGGTCGAGATGTTGAGGCCGTTCCACACCGTCGCGTCTTCGAGGTTCGATTGCTGGAAGGTGTGGGAATTCTGCAAGGTGGCGATCACGTAGCCATCGACGAAGCCGATCTGCGCGATCAGCCCGTTGAACTGGGTCATGTCCACCGGGTAAAAATTGTTGTCCTGAACGGCGGTGATGTTGAATTGAAGCGTGCCGTCGCCGTTTCCGCTCGTGATCGCGGTCGGGTTATTGTTCTCGACCACATAGCCCGAGCCCGGCGTCAATTTGAAGCCGACAACCGAGCCGCCCGGCCCGATGGCGGTCACGGTGTAAGTTGCGCCAGATCCTGAAACCGAGCCATCAACCGTTCCCTGATCGCCCGGCGCGTAATTCTGCCCAGCATAACCCGCGGTGATATTCAACTCCAGAGCGCCATCGCCCGACCCGGTGGTCACCGTGGTTGCGAGATTCGGCGTGGTCGAGTAGCCGGTCGATCCCGGCGAGATGGCAACCGTTTCAACCGGCCCGGTGGGGCCAGCACCGGTGATGGCGGTTACGGTGTAGACTCCGCCTGCGCCCCCAGCGATCGTGCCGGTGTCATTAATGGCGTACCCGGTTCCCGCGTGACCGGCTGTTACCGTGGCAACTGAAATCACCCCCACGGTGATGATGGCTGCGGCGGTGATGGCCCCCTTGTAGGTCATCACGAAGAGATTGCCGTTCGCGAGAATCACCAACTGGGTTTCGTTCGCCGTCATCATGGGCGGGGCCACTGGCGAACCCGCCAGCACGCCGCGGACAACCGGACCGGCGCCGGTCAATTCATAGAGCTTCGAGGCGGCGGCGAAGGTGCGCCCGTTGACGGTGAAAAGACCGGGAATCGAAGCCTCGCCAGCCATCGAAGCGAAGACTTTTTTCCCCGGTGTGTGCAGTAGAGCGATGGCCGTTTTCGCAGCGGGCGATTCCGACTGCTCGCAATAGCAGTTCATGGCGTCTTCGTCGTCGATGTTCGGCGACTGACTCATGTAAGTCGGACCGCAAAAGCCCCAGGCTTTCATAAATTACTCGGGAGGCCCGCCAACACCGCCACCAGTCGCCCAGTTAAAGTCGGGCCGCGACTTCCCGCTCTGCGGCATCCCGAAATCCTGCGTGCTCATGCGCGGCGATTTGTCGTTATTCCCGAGCACGGCTTTCCGCGCCCGAAGCGCCGCTATGGTCAGACTGGGATTCTCCCCGCGATTCGATCCGCTTAGCAGATTTTCGGCGAGCGTCAATTTCAACGCATTGCGCCAACCGGGGGGCAAAGTTCCCGGTCCACCTGGTCCGCCGATGTTGTCCTGGATAGTGACGAACTGCGAGATCGCGGTCCAAAACTGCAAACGCACTTTATATTGAGCGTTTGGGACGGGCCAAAAATTCAGTTGGCCATCCGGGAACGTCGGATTATAGAAAACGTCGGTCGGGATGTTGGTCTGAATCTGCTTGACCTGATTCAACGCCCACCAGACATGATCGCGGACATTCATGATCTGATCGACGACTCCAGGCGTACCAACATTCAGCAGCAGCGCCGCCGATTCCATGCGCACCGGACGCGGCAAACCCGCCGTCGAAAAGGTCGCTAATCCAGAAGGCCCAATGGTGTGCGGACTCAGCCCGGCGACCAATGTGTATTCTAGAAAGGCATAGGAATAGACATAGGCTTTTCGCGCGCTCCACTCGTCGATCAAGTCGTTGAGTTTGCGAAAAGCCCACTGCGCTTCATCCGGCGGAACATTGTTAACCTCTCCGGGAGAGAGCGCCCCGATCTCAATCAGAGCGTCGGCGCAGAGATCGAGCACCCTGTAACCGAGCGGGGCTGGGGGCGTAACTGGAGGGGAAATCGGCATGGGTTACTTGGCGTCGGCGGCGTCGAGTTCCGCGATCTCTTCGTCGGTCAGGCTATGGGCGCGCGGCGGCGGAGCGCTTTTCTTGGCGGCGCGGCCGTTGACGATTCGCGAGTAATCGTGATTCGGCGAGGGTTGATTCTTGAAGCCGCGGCGCTCGGCTGCCTTCAACATCCTTTCGTCGCCCACCGTGAGCACGTCACCCGATTCGTGGTTATAAACCATTTTCGGGAATTCCTGATGGACGTAGCGCGGGGTGACCGGCTTCGAGAGGTCGATTTCGCGGCCCACCGGGGCGCTCCGCTGCAATTCGTCGAGCAGCGCGGCCTTCTGCGCCGGACTCAGTGCGTCGATTCCGGTTTTGTCGCTGAGAAAAGAATTCTGGGACATAGATAGTTCCTTTTGGGTATGAGTTCCCGCAAGCTGCGCTTCGAGCGTGGTGCGCTCACGGCGCGGCTTGCGGGTGGCTTCGTTTAACGGCACGGGTTAGGCGACCGCTTTGACGATCCAGTCGTACCAGTGACGCTGCTCCTCGGGAACGTCCGCCGGAGGAGGCAACTCGATTACCGCCTCGGGAATCGGAGCGGCCGGCAACGGAGGAGCGTTATACAGTTCCAGTTCGACGTGGTGCACGCCTTTGCTGAGCGGTGTTACTTTCTTGACTTTGAGTTTGCGCGATGGTTTTTTCATTGTTCCTTTCCTGTGTCGCCTTTGCCTCTGCGACTGCGATTGTTTCGGGCATAACGACCGGGCTGTTGTCAAAGTTCTCGTTTTCGACCGGCGCTGGCGTTCCCGTCTGCGAGTAGTCGATGGGGATCGGAGCATTACCCAGCGACATGTCCATGTTTTCTACTTCATGGGGCGCAGCCACCGCTTTGACATAGGGCCGCTGGCGCAAGTTGTCGAGTTCGACGCTGACCGCCTTGTCGTCGTCAATTAGGAAAGCAAGCCAGGCGCAAAGCACCGTGGCGTCGAAGATGGATAACGATCGGTTGGGATGCGTGGCGAACTGAATCTGGTCGCCGTAATGAGTCGCCTTGGTACGCGACAAGAAAAACGGGTTGGCGTGGAGTACCCTCTGCCCAGAATCCCGGGCGGTGAGGTTGAGCCTGAGAGTGCCATCTCCCGAGCCCGTGGTCACTGTGGTTGCAACATTGGCGCGAGAGCGGTCGTTGAGCAACCGAAGATGCTGAGGAGAAATGGAAACAGCAGTGACCGCTCCGTTTTCTCCGATGGCGGTGACTTTATAGATGACTCCCCCGGCAAACGTGCCGGTGTCGTTGATGGCATAGCCGGTGCCGCCAACTGCTATCGTAACCGGCATCACGGCCGGAATCTGGTCGTTGCGGTAATCGCCCGTGCGCGGATCAACGGTTTTCTCGGCAAGGTCTACGCCCGGCGGGTAAATCTCATTCGTGCGCGGTTCAAAGGAGTTTTCTTGCAGCGGATAAGGCGAGTTCTCTGGGTCCATGGCGATATTCTCCTGGGTGAAGAGTGAAAAAGGCAAGGGAAGCGAAGGGCTTCCGCGCTCCCCTTGCGAGGTGGAGGCTAAACAGGGTTACTAACTGGTTACTAGTACGACGGAATATATTTCTTGTTGGTTCCGTCGAACGTGAAACACAGCTTCTTGTTCACGACCGCAGTGGATGCGAGCGCGATGTTATTGGTCGCGGTCGTGACCCAGGTAGCGTCGGGAATGGTGCAGAACGGCGCGCCGTAAGGTTGAGTGGCCGAACCGCCGCCCCCCAATGAACCCAGCGAGGTCGATGAGCCCCAAGCCGTGATCGAGTATCCACTGGTTCCGGTGACATGGAACAGCGGGCCCGAGGGATTGACCGCCGCGCCGCCCGAAACCGCAGCGACCGCAGTGGTCACGCCGGCCGGTTTTGCCTCATTGAAAAAGCCCGGCACCCATGAAGCTGTGATGCTCGAGCAAATCCACTGGCGCCCGCTTTGAATGTTTACCGTAGGCGTGACCGAGCTTGAGGCAGTACAGGAGCCGGACGGATCGACCGCCACAAAGTAATAGGGCGGCCCCGCCAGCACCACCGACCCGGACAAGTGCGCCCGCGCCTGAGTGCCGTTGTAGCCGCGCGTCACGCTAATCTGCGTGCCGTTGACGGCATTCACAAAATCGGCTTCGGGATTGCCGCCCGTACCGTCTTCGATGTAAAGCAGGGTTGTATTCGCGGTAATGCCGGTTGCCGAAGCTACCGTAAACGTGGTGGTCGATTGCGTCACCGACGCCGAAAGACTGGTGGCGGTGAGTAGGAGATTGGTTGCGGTGGCTTGGGCGTCGGCGCGGTGCATCACGTAGAAGGGACCAGCGATGACGAGAGCCAAGATGAGCGAGAGGGTGATGCTGAGTATTTTTGTTTTCATGTTTTTGTCTCAAATGTCGGATAAACAGAAACTATCTGACTTTTGAAATCTCCTTTTCCTAGGCTCCCAGAATCGCTACTGCACCGTTGTCCTGGTACAGATTGCCGAAACCGCAGCAAGTGTCAAAACGGTGGATTTGCATGGACCGAACCGGGTCCCAGGCTTTGACGAAGCGAACCGGAATGCCGGTCTGCTTGTCTTCCGCCTGCGAACGCGCTTCGACCGCCTTCGGCAGATAGAAACGCATTCCGACAATGGCGAAAGCCTGCTTGGTGAGAGCGAGGCCGATGGTGCCGGTCACGCCGTTCGGGGATGGAGTTCCGGGGAAGAGCGTCATCGCCGCCGTGTCCGCGGGCAAATTATCGACGTTCTGGTACTGCGAGCCCGGCCCGTAGATCGCGGGCAGGATTTGCAGCACATCGGCCGCGTTGCCAGCACCCAAGCCAACCAAGGACTGAGTTACGGTGAAAGTCTGCGGGGTCAGCGGTCCGGGACTTCTCCGGGTGCGCGGGTTTACCATGTTGACGTTCAAAATGGAGAACTTATCGCCCTGGTTGAAGGTGTCGCTGGCGGTGCAGCTAATCGCAAGCGAGGTTCCGCTCTGGCCGGCGCCGTGAACGGTAACTGCTCCCGCCCAAGTTCCGGCGGTTTGCGAGTACAGCGACTGCTCCTCGAAAACGTCGAAGCTTTTCAGCCGCCCCAACGCGCCTTCCTTGAACGCCATGGTGATTTCATCGCTCGGTTGGAAGAGTGAAGTCACGGGCGTGTTGATGGAGTTGGTCTGCATTGAAGACGAGACCAAGGCGCAGCGTTTTCCCGGAGGCGCGGCCTTTTGCAAAAGCCGGGCGCGGGCATCGTCAAGGAACTTGACCGAGGTCGGGTCCGATCCCAAAATGCCGACGATCTGCGAGGTGTTGTTTTTGGCGAAGAAGGCAGCGCGCGAATCCATTTCCTGCGCGATCTGCACCCCTGCCGGTTCGAGGTATTGCTCCTTGATTTCCTCTTCGGAGTGTTCGGCCTTGACTGCCGCCTCGTAATCGTCCCACTGAAAATCAATGCCGAAAGGTTGGTCGAGCGAGATGGTGGTTGAAATCCGGTCGATGCCTTGCGGGTTGTAGCCGAGGCCGTCGCGGATCAGAAACTGTTGCGGGAATTTGACCTGGATGGTGGTGCCGACGGCGAAGGTCTTGTTGTAGTCCTTCTCCCAGTCGGTGTTGAAATACTCCGCCACCTTCAAGGCGTTCTTGAGGTTGCGGAGCACTTCCATCGAGATCCAGGAAGTGTTGAGAAACTGGTTGGCCATTTATTTTCCTTTTTTGCGACGTTCGAGAGCACGGCGGTTTTCTTCGCGTATATAGCTCTCGGAGTCGCCGGTTTCGAGGGCCTCGGCGACGGGATCTTTTCCCACCGCTCCCTTGCCGGAAGTTTGGTGGGGAGGCCGAGGGGCCTGGGTCACGGGTTTCACAGAAGTGATTTCGGTCGGAGCGTTCACGTTCGTCACGGGTTTCGCTGTGGCGGCGTCCACGCTATGCGCAACCACGGCGAGGCGCGAAATCTGCTCGATCTGGCCGAGCTTGTAATCGGTGCCTTGCGGGTTGCGCGCAAAAATCTCTCGAATGGCGGGATCGTCAATGTTTTTGGCGAGGTGGTACAGCAACGAGACACCGCGATCCGGGTGCGCGAGAAAGAAACGATCAAAGTGCGAGCCGTCCTGATAGAAAATCGCAGAACGGCCGTCGGCTTCTTTCGTTCCCAACGCGGCTTCCATGGTGGCGTCGTAGTCCGGGTGAACTTCACGCTGTTTTGTGACGTGCTCGGTCAGACCCTGCTGTATCGCCTGCTTTTGTCGATCCTGCTCGCTCGCTTGCGTGGTCTGGGAAAACTTCTCCACTGCCCGGCGTTCGCCCTCTTCCACTAGCCACTGATCTTTTGCCTCTTCATATTCGGCAAAGGATTTAAACTTCGGCTGGTTGGTTTTCGGGTCTACGTCGTCGATCTTGGGCTTGAGATTGGCTTTCGGTTTCGCCTCGATCGCAGGTTGCGATTCCTGCTGAGTTTCACGCTGAGGAGGTTTTTCGAGGCGTTCCAGACGTTCGCGCAGTTCGCGATTTTCGCGAGTGATCTTCGCCCAGCGGTTTTCGCCGGTGGCTGCTGTCTTCTGCGGAGGTTTCGCGGGTTCCGAGCCCGCGGCGATTTCGGATGCACCGGGAGTCGCCGATTCTCCCTCTTTCACTGGCGGAACTTGAGTGGTCTCAGTCTTCGGCTCTGCTTCAGCGGGCTTCGCTGCCGGCATCTCTCCGGTCAAACGATAATGCTTGTCGGTCGAGGGGATGGTGGCGTGCTCGCTCTGCCGAACGGTTGCACGTTCGGGCGACGCGGTGGAAACTGCCGGGGCTTCCGGGGTGACGGCGGGTGTGCTCATGATTTTCCTTTTTTCCGCTTTACGCTGCGGGGGCGAGAAGAGCTAAACTTGGGGGCATGACACGACTTGTATGTTTTTTCCTAGGCCACATCTGGAACGGCTGGAACAAGCAGACGGGCGCTTTTGCCTATGGCGACGAATACCGTGAGTGCCTATCGTGTCGAAAGTACGAGACGCGGTTTGTTGAGTTCTCGCGCAAGTTCGCAATCGGCGAGACGATCAAAGTTAAGTTCCCGAAACAGTACTTAATCCGCGACGGTTTCACGATCCTGGATGTTGCGACTGCTCCTGATTATCCTGATCCTGCGTCTGCGCCTGCAAAGTAGCCTGCTGATCCGCTAACCCTTGCGCGTGCTCGTGTTCGGCGGCTTGCATCCCGGCTTCGTGGGCAGCGCCGTGGTTTTCCAGCCAGAAGGCTTTGTACATCTCCATCTCTTGCGCGGCGTTCTGATTCTTGGCGGTAATTTCCGCGATCAGAACTTTGATGTCGTTCGCCAACTGCGCGCGCTGGTTGTCACCATCTTCCTTCATCTGCTGGAGTAACAATTTCGTCTGCTGTTCGAGCACTTTCCCGGCGTGCTCAGCGTGTAGACCGGCGGCTTCTTGCTGCACTTGCTGCAACTGCGCTTGCAACTGAGAGACGACGGCTTTCGCCTCGGGCGGAAGATTCGATGGGTCAGGCGGGTCGAAGACTTCGGCGATCTGCTGGCCGATGGGTCCGAGGTCGGGCCGCATGCGAATGGCGAGCGCGAGCACCTTCGCCGCCGGGGTTCCGGCCTGCGGCATATTCGGCATGTTCTCAATCAGTTGATCCACGAATGCCGCTTGCTCTTCGCGTTCCGACTGATAGCTCGGCCCGGTCGAAATGGTTACATCGAAATCGCCCTTGCCGGTGTGAATGTGGTCCTCGGGAACATCCTGCACGTTATAAGCACCTTGGTCGTCAATCGGGTGCGAGGTGTTCCCGATGACATGCACCAGGCTGCGCGAGCCATCGGGTTGGGTCACGGGCATTTCGCGCTGAGTGTCGAGGATCGGTTCGATCAATTCATTGATCTGCCAGCCCATGTTGTGTAAAAAGCAGTTCTCATAGCGGTCCACGAAGTGGAAAGCGCCGAGCGATTCCATGTCGTCGATTTTGTCGAGGGCCACACCGGATTTCTGATTCCTACGTTGGGCAGCGTCGGGGAGGGGAGTGATGCCCATCGCGGCTTGCAGAGAACGGCCGGCAGAGTCTTTCGCCAGCTCGTACTGCTGAAAGTTAGGTTCGTATTGCGGGCGCGTGGGGATCGGGAGAACTTGCCCGGTTACGCCCTCGATCATCGCATCAACCTGCACCCTCGAATGAGGAACTTTATTGATCTCTTCCCAAACTTCGGCATCCGACTCAAATTGGCCCTTGTAACCGATAAACGGCACCTTGGGCACCATGCCCGCCTCTTCGCACTCCTGGGTGGCGAGGAAGTCATAAAGCATCTGCGGATCGCGAGCGAAACGGACCATGGAGAGCAGTTCGCGCTTGCTGTTGCCGCCTTCGGTGGTCCAACGCTCCGGCCCGAAACAAGGGATGATCGGGATGCGCGTTCCGGCCCATGGAACATCGTCGAGAATCTCGAAACCGTTGGTCAGGTACTGCACAACTTTGGGGATCTGGATTTTGCGGTCACGCTTGACTGTCCCCTTGATTCCGGCTTCCTGCGCGGCCTTCCACTCGTCTTCGCGAAAGATAACCGGGCCTTTGTTGGTTTCGACGAGCAACAGAGTGTCAGTCTCGTGCTGCACCATCCAATACTCGGCACGCTGCACGAATTTGTCTTTGATCCAGTCGGAGAGATGGGGATCGGCATCGCTCGTAAAGTCGGTGATCTTCGCCTTGGGGTAAAGGCGCTTAAATTCCTTTTTCGGAACGAGTTCCAAAAGGAAGCCGTCGGGAACGTCGGAAGCGTCGGGCTGTTTGTAGGTGGGATTGAGGAGTACGCAATCCGGGTTCATCACCGGCTTGACGAGAATCTCCTGGTCGAAACTGTCGTCATCCTTGTACTCGGTGCGAATCACCGCGAAGCCATAGCTGCGCTCAATCATGCTTTCAAAAGCGTTCAAGTAAACGGGCTGGGCCTGCGAGCGTTCCTCGATCCCCATGATGAGGTTTGAACGATTCTTGGCGTCTTTGTCGTTGGCGCCATCGCCCTTGGGCATGGCTTTCACCGAGCGCTTGCTTTTGCGAACGTTGCCGATGGTCTGATTGAGAAATTGATTGATCTGGTCGAGGTGCACGCAGGGGCGGCCAGCGTCTTTCCTTTGGGCGCGGTCTTCCGCCGTCCACGGGCCTTCGATGCTGATGGACTGCATATCGAGGCGGCCCTGCTCGCGAATGTCCTGCCACTCCGAACGGTAATCGGCGTAGGCTTCCCTGATCTCTTTGGGTTCGGGGGGTTTCATTGCACGATGGTTTTTGGAGCGCAGGCCGGACAGAGCATTTCCGGCGGATGTTCACTCGCCCGCCAGCCGTCGCGGTGCGCATCTTTGAATGCTGCTTTGCGAGTTTTACCGGAATAACCTTGTTCGCGGGTACATCGAACACATTCAAGCGTCAGAAATCCCTTGGCTTCAGAGAGTTTGATTGCCTCAGTTGCTGCCTCTGCCAATCGATGCTCTTCGCTCTTGATTTCCCCAGGCTTGAACGGCTTCGGGAAGGCCGAACCATCCCAAACGTCCCACTGCTCCCGCTCCGCCCTCTGCTTCACTTCCATTTCGTAATCTTCGAGCGATCGCGGCGTGAACGAAAGGTGGGGCTTCAAGCATTCATAGGCTTTTCGCCGCTCCGCGGGCGCAGTGGACATGAGCAGACCGCGGAACGCTTCATGGGTTGGATAGAGGGTCGCAATCTGGGCGTACAAATTGCGATCTTCCAGGGCCCCGAAACCGAGGGTCTTCAATTCGTGGTTGATCTTCTGGCGATCTTTGAGGGTGACGGCGGGCATCAGGCTTTGACTTCGTGCTCTTCCAACTCTTCCTCGGGGCCGTCGAGCTTCAGATGCTCGTGCAGTTTGCCCATCAGCGCTTCGCCGTCTGGAGCGGAATAAGTGGTCGCTTGGCCGCTTTCCATGAAGGCGCCGCTCTTGCCGGCCGATTTCATGTGGGGAATATGCTCAACGGTGTGCGAGCCGTCGTCGTGGTGGGTAATCTCGGTGCGGTGAAACGGTGCTTTTGCCATTTTCGCCTCGTGTTTCTTTTCCATTTCGCGGCCTTTGGCCGTGATCTTATTGCCCCGCATGGCGCCGAGTTTGTTCATGGTGCCATAGATGGCGTGGGAATTGTCGCCGTACTCGGCGCGCAGTTTATTTTCGAGGAATTTAGGCATAATGAGTCATGCCAAAGGCCATCGGTATCCAACTTGCCGGGGAACAACCCACAGCAGAGGAGCGCCACGCTTTAGAACTGCACGCCCAAACCGAACTCGGCGAATATCGCCTGCGTCTCATCGTTGCTTTCGATCCTGTCAAGAAAAAGCGCATTGTGCGCCTCGATGCCATCCAGCTTTTTAACTACGGAGAATTACCGGAGCTGTAGTAGTGACAGGGAGGAACTACAGCCCCGATCCCGGCGCTTGCGCCTATCCGAAGGAACGTGTAGCGCCGAGAAAATGATTTAGCTTGAGAGCGAACAGCCAATTTCGGCGCGCACGTACCACACGCCTTGGTAGGCTTCGAGAATGCACAACGCTCCGATATGCGCGTTAAAGGTCATCACCGTGTCGTGGTCGCTCGTGTTGCCGTCGCGAATGTCGCCCGCGGCGGGCGTAGTGATGGTGTGGGCGTAAGCCGTGAGCGAAAGAACCTCGATTAGCACGCCGTCATCCGCACCAACCGTCGGCGCGCCCAAGGTCAATGCGGCTACTCCAGCATCGGTAATCACGTACTTTCCGGGAAGGTGAGGATTGATCGCGCCCGAGGCGGTAATCGGAACGTAAGGACCAGCGAGTAGCGAGGCCACCGCGCGATCGGTGAAAGCGCCGGTGGGGGTGTTCACTTGATTGCCGGGGCCAGTGGGTAGAAGGGTCATAAGTTTGTTCTCCTAGTGTTTTGCTTCACGACCGTTAATCACAACGTCAAGCAGTTCTGCGAACGTGCTTTCGCCATGCTTGTCGAGATTGACCAGTCGACTTAAAACAATTTCAATCTCAGTTGTGTTGGGTTTCATGTTGACCACGAGCGGCAAGCCTTTCTTTAATCGCTCAATTTCCGGCCCACCGATAACTACGCGCGCTTTCACATCGTTCCCATCATGCGCGCCCGCAACATATTCAGTGTGTTCGGGTCCATTTGCTGCATCTGGCCGGGCATCGGTTGAGGCATCGGGGGCGGCATTTGACCGGGCATCTGCGGAACACCGGGCTGGGCCGTGATGGGATTTCCGGCCGGGCCTTGCGGCATCCCCATCGGCATTCCCGAAGGCATCCCTGGAGTCGGGCCGCCAAACTGCTGCATTGGCATCTGCGGGCGAAATCCTCCAGCCATGATCGGGGAAGCAACCGGGCCTCCAGCGCCCGCCATCGGAGCTTGCGGCGCCGTCATCCCGGTGCGTTGCGCGAACACGTTATTCTGATCGGCCATCAGCATAATTTAGGACCAGGGAGAATAGCTGCGCTTGGAACTTGATGCCGTCGATTTCTTTTTTGGGAGCACCGGCATAGCAAAGGTCAGTGCCAGGGCATCGCCATCGTCGGGAGAACTGGAATCAGCGCCCATGCCCACTCCGAAGAGGAAATCAAGGAGCAATACCTCGAACTGGTTTAGAAGGGTCATAAGTTTGTTCTCCTAGTGTTTTGCTTCACGACCGTTAATCACAACGTCAAGCAGTTCTGCGAACGTGCTTTCGCCATGCTTGTCGTTATTCTGATCGGCCATCAGCATAATTTAGCACCAGGGAGAATAGCTGCGCTTGGAACTTGATGCCGTCGATTTCTTTTTTGGGAGCAC